CCCGCCACAGGCTGTGATAGTCCCCAGAACTCGCTAATGTGTATCCGCCGCGAGTTCTTACTTTCCCCTTAGAGTCCAAATCAACGTTTGCCGTGTCTCGCAACGTCGCTGTCATGTTCGGATCGTTACGGTCTAACGTCACGTCTAGCGACGTTTCGCGGGCGATATTGTTTGATCCGACGAATCGGCCAATTTCAATCAAGTCGGCGTCACGAACGGCCATTACCAGCCACCACCGCGAGTTGTAGCAACCGGCACACGGTGGCGCTGCAACTTCTGCTTGACCGCAGCAGTCCTCGGCGCTCCAAAGTATGCGTCGAAAACAGACATGAACTGCGTTGATCGCTGGTCGGTGTCTGGAGCCTCACGGTCACGGGTCTGAAACGCGATACCAAGAGCGTAGTAAACCAACTTGCGATGGCTTGACTCAGCAATCTCCGGATCATCAACAGAAAGCTCCATCGGCTGCAACGCGACGCGATAGACCGACAGCTTCAGCGTATCTGCGGCAAGCGCCGGCTGGTCGAGCAAGATCGATAGCCCCTGCCCAGACCGCGCCTGCCCGATTATCGCGTAGCTGGATGGGTGGTCTGAAAACGAGGTCAGCGCAGCAAACTTGTGCGGATCATCGCGGCAAAGGCGCGTCCTTTTGCCTTCAGCAGAAACCGTGTGCGCCTCGATCACCTGAACAACAGAGTCATGCAGGCGGTATACTGATTCGCCGATGGCGAGCGTGAGCGTGCAGCAGGCCGGGGTATGCGTGTCATACAACAACCGCGCGCGCTCAGCGGCTTCATCCTGGGCCTCGTTCAGCCAGCGCAGCACAGACGCATCATCCCAAAGAAACGGCTCTGACTTGTCGTCTGCCAGAGCGCGAAACTCGGCAATCAGCTCACCTGCATCCATCAGGAATCAGCCTGCTTCAACTGCGGTTTGACCACTTCCCACGCGGCATTGCGCTGGTCTGCGGTAATCGAAAGGCCGATATGCTTCTCAATCCATCGTACTTGAGGAAGACCGGAGGATGAAAATGCCTCGTCTCGTACACTCGCATCATCGCTGGTGTACGCGAAGATCATCGCATCCTGAATCTTCTCATCAATCGTCTGCTCAATGGCAGGCGGAGGCAGAGACATATCCGAAGGCAAACAGCCAGCCTTCATTGCCTCGCGGTGAAAATCAGAGTGTAGCTCCGTTGGAATTGCTCCGACGATGGCAATGCGGCCATCCGGCATGGTTACTCTGATCGGTTCGCCCGTGCTGCTAACAAACTTACGGTCTGCCATGGTTGCTCCAAAGTGATATGTGGCGCGAGTTACCCCGCGCCACATAATCTACCACATTAGCCTTCAGTGTAACCGCCCTCGCCCAGCACAACATACTGGATGGTAACGCGGATTTTCAGCACTGTGGTCGTCGCATCGGCGAATGCAGCAGCGATCAGCACATTCGTGCGACCGGTATTCTTGAAGCCGGTCACGGTAAGCGCTGTTCGTGCCACAGCCTTGACGTTGGTAGCCGCCATATACCGGGTGGCGGAAGCAGCATCGCCGATGCTCACCGTAGCTGTACCTGTGGTATTAGCTGCGGTAACTACTAGCATTGCGCCGCCGATAATCTCTGATCCAGGCGGAAGCGATACCGCAATGCTGTTGTTTCGGGCGGTGAAGTCAGCCAGTTCAAGCTCGAAATGCTTGGCCTTGACCTGCTGAACCTCAGCAATCCCTTTTACAAAGGTCGGATTGGTTGCCATGATCTGTACTCCTTAGCTCGGCAGGTGATGGTCGATGGCAAGAACGCCAAAATCCTCGACAGAACCATCGTAAATCGACTTGAACGTCGGCTTGACCAAGCCAAACATCTTGTCAACCCAGATACGCCACTTGTTGTTCTGGTCGTAGGTTTCCTCGTCAAACAATGGGGCCTCAAGATCGGCCATGCCAAGCGCCTGCGCGCCTAGCAACAGTGTCCGAGTGCCTTCGATGGCATTACCAGCACCCCACTTGGTAGCAGTGCCAGTGGTATTGTAGACAAGATTTGTTTCGTGGATCACAACACCATCGATCAGTTCCAAGCCGCCAGAGAAGAACGGGTTGGCTTCACTTCGCGGTTTTGCCGTAACCACGGCGTTCTTGATGTCAGGATCAAGCTTCAGTGCGCCGAGCGTGCCGGGACGAACCAGCATCATGTACTGGTCTTTACCGCCTACGCGCACCCCTCGGATGTAGTGATCCTTTGCATAAGCGACCGCTTTCACGATCATCTTGTACGACGGAAGAAACGAGGTGGTAACGTTGGCGGTCACCGACGGAACGAGACTAGTGCCGTCGAACATGACGGAACGCTTTGCGCTTGGGGCCGTAACGTCACCAGCAAACGACAGTCCGCTGAATGCGGTATCGGCACGAAGCGACCCGTTGGTGTTGAAGGCATACGAAATGCCGGAAAGCGTCAAAATCGCCAACTGGTCGATTCGATTGGCAAGCCAGAATGCCAGCCGGTCACGGCTCAGCGCTCGCGCATTGAGCACGGTTTTCTGATCCGCCAAGCGACCCTTGTTGGTAATCGCGTGGTGAAGCATGTCGATTTGGATTTGCTTGAAGCTGGCATCCAGCGCTTCCTCTCGGCCATCACGCTGGTTGTCAGCGGTAACGCCGTCCTGCACCAAATCCTGAACAAGCGGGATAATTACTCGCTCGCCCTTTTCGTCCTTGGTCAAGTCAGTAATGCGTTGAATGAAGCTGTTGGTATCATCGCCGATAAATCGATTGACGAACGCTGCGTCACGCGCCGCCTTCCAGATTCGCCGACCGTGGATGATTTTCTGTTCGGGGTTGAGTGCTGCAAAATCGGTGCCGGCCATTGGTGTTCTCCGGGAAAAGAGGGAATTGCCGCGTGAGCGGACTTTCTCTCTCCACTTAACGCCGGGAGAATATGGCTAGAACGCGAGGGGTGCGACCCACGGCTTAGGGGTGCCGTTTCCCCGTTGGCACCGGGGTGGATTACCACCCCGTGCGATAAATACACTACACCGTCTTTCGTGGACTTGCAAGAGATCGTTCAAGCTCATCCAATTGGGTCGAAGTCATCTTGTTAAATGCCTCCTCAGTGATGGAGCGCGGATCAATTTTACTGCCAAGGCCAAGCGAGGCTCCTGACCTCCCAGCATCGCTTATTGCAGCAGGCTGTTTTACGCCAGCATTACGTTGCTGTGCCTTGATTCGCCGCGCAGCTACTTCATCATTATCCGGCTGCTTGCCAGCGTCATCGCTCGAAACAGGATCACCAAGAAGACGTTTCGCTGCTTTGCTAATAGCTTCTTCCATTGGCACTCCGCGAGCAAGGTAGCTATTTCTCAGGGCGACAACTTCATCAACCAAGTCAGGATCGTCATTCAACTGAGGATACTGAACGATAATCGCATTAGCAGCCTTGCTTGCCGATCGTTCTGTTTGGCGGTGCTCCATCATCTCAACTGCGCGCAGCGTCGCTCGCTTCTCGCGTTCCTCCTCGATCCTTTCATCAATTGCGTACGCATCATCCTCGTTGCCCTCAACCAGCAATTTATTGCGTTGGCGAATTGCAGCGTTGATGTCGAATGGCTGTTCGGTATTTACAGGCTTTGCCTGCTCCGCGCGTTGCGCCAACAGGAAGTCGGAAATCTCCTGCTCACGCCTACGCTCGCGCTCAAGAACCTCATTCAGCCGAGACAGCGGAACCATATCGCCTGAGTTTCCGGCAATTTCTGCCAATTCCTCGGAATATTCGGAAGCATCATCAACTTCCTCTTCTTCAGCGACCGCATCGGTTCGCTTGCCGGCGAGTTCAATTGCCTCATCAGAATCTGGATCAATTGCTTCGCTAGTCGAATCGACTTCAACGCCTTCTTCAAGTTCTTCTTCAACGTTCATTTGTCATCCTCTCCGTCTTCATCGCCTTCAGTGATAGATTCCATCGCCTTAACCTTAGTCTTGGCAAGCGCCTTGACCTTGGACATAAGCGCCTTATTTTTCTTGATCTTGATCGCCCTCATAACTATTCTCAGCGCATCTTCGACCTCGAAATCTTCGGTAACTTTTACTTCTGTGGCCATTTTAACCTCCTAATCTATCTGGTGGCTTGTTATTGCTTTCCTGCTGATTCCCAGACGGCTGACCGCCAGATGGGAAAACCGGCGCTTTGTCTTGATCCTCGAACCCTGCCGATTTTGCGATGATGTCAGCCATCGGCGCAAGTGCTGGATTGGAAGCCAGAACTTCAGACGTTTCAGCCGCCAACTTGAGCGATGCCATTTGCTTATTGGCAGCCTGCGCACGAATAAGCCTCTCGCGCGCCGTATCCACAGGGTCTGGTGTACTGGTCTTGGCGCGCATCCGCTCGATAATCTCGCCCTTGTCAACCAGATTGGAATGGCGAATTAGAACATCTTCTGGAATGTCGATGCCAAGATCACGCAGAGATTTTGCCTGTTCAAACTGACCGTTTTCAAATGTTACCTGGCTCGGTTGCTCTGCAATAATAACCCCATATTCGCCAAGCGTCAGATCATTGATTATCTTCTGTTGCTCAGGGAAATTGACAGGCAATTCCTTGTCCTGCATTACACCGTCCTCACCAGGCTCCTGAATGCGGATTATTCTAGGATCGTCCATGTATGTCTGAATAAGTTTCAGCATACGGCGCGCAAGTAGTGTTCTAGTGAACGACAAGTTATCGAGCACTGGCCCTGCCGATAGCTGCGATGCAAACTGCTGAGCTTGCACAGCCACGCCAGATTGGCGGTCGCCTCCTTCGCCACGGGTATTACGGTTCTGGCCAGTTACGGCACGAATCTTCTCGAACCCAAGCAGCATCAAATCCTGAATGCCGTCAGGAACCCTATTTGGCTGTATTTTCTGTGGCGCCGTTGCGCCTTTCTTGTATTCAACACCAATGCCAGACTGCGAACCCTGCGCAACTAGCTCATCAGGAGTCATGTTGGTAAGTGAATCTTCTTCAAATACCCATCCTGAATTGGCAGTGCTATTGACAATGTGAACGTATGAACTCAAGGCTTTATTGGCCATTTCTTGTGGGCCAATGGCATTATCCACCATACCCTGAGTTCGGCCACGGCGGAAGATCGGAAAATACGGAATTACAGTGAAGTGTTCGTACGGAGACCAGTCGTCGAACAGCACGACTGACGACGCCGTTACTATCCAACGAACACGCCGAACTACCTTATCAATGAATATTGCTCCTGCGGCTTCTGCCTGCGCTCGTTTTTCATCGCTGATATTCTCGACAACACGCACATCGCCGGTTGGGTAAACGGCGACTTTCGCGCTAGCCAAACGCCACTGCTGCCGGTCAATGATGCGGACACGCAGTTGCCCGTTGCTGCTGGACAAGATGTCCATATTGGCGCCAGTTAGCAAGTCATCCTCGCCGGCGAACGTGTTCCTCTTAGCCTCGTGCCCATCTGCGCCAAAGTCAAACTGACCAAGGCCGCCCATAGCACTTTCGAGCGCTGATCGCTTTTTCTTTCCGTAAAGCGCCTCAATTTCATCCAGGGTCATCCATCGCGTAACCGTCACACGATCCCACTTATCAGGGTCGTAGTGCTTTGCGTCAGGGTCTGGAATTACGTCTCGTGGGTCAAGATGGCTAATCCTGATTTCACCGAGCATGGAATCGTCGAAGTTCATGCGCATTTCAAAGTATCCGCGCTGCTCGATAAGGCCGTCTGCGAATACCTGCGACTCAAGCCACCGATAATCGTTGTTATCGGATATTTGGCGAACTACCTTTGACAGTGTTGTAGCAACGTCTTGTGTCGCACCGCCGCCCCTCGGCACGAAGGTAATGTCAACACGGTTCTGCAACTGAAACCCGAGCGCAGACTTGATGGTTTCCTGAATCTCGTTGAACTCGAATGCTCTGCGTCCAGATGCTTCCATTACTTCACGGTCAGCATCCGACCATTGGTCGCCATCGCCAAAGAAGAACCCCTCGTTTCTCTTGGCTTTTTGCGTGTATCGCACATGGCCTCGATCACGATCACTCTCGTAGATCGAAAAGTTTTCTTCGGCCAATTCACTGTCTGTTTTTGCCATTTTAAGCCGCCATAGAGCTTGAGCCGCGTTTGGTCTGGAAACGCTTCAGCATAGCGCGAATTGGGTCTTTCGCCTTGACGTGAACTGTACCATACTGCGTTAGCGCTAGCGCATCGGGGCCGTCTGGCGAATCAAGGCCACGCTTCTTCATATCCGCCTTGCTTTCCAAGTCCCATCTGCCCTTGCCATCAAAACCGTACTGGATGTCTGTAAGACCCTTGATAAGTTTCTTGTCATCTGGAATCTGTGCGCCATCCTGAATAAACTGGCGAAGTTTCGACCACAATTCTACGCGCTTGTTGACGTATTTGTCAGGCTCGAAAGCCTTCTCACCAGTCTGTACCGCCGTTATGTGCTTATAACCCAATTGCCGTAACCGATCATACACGCCCCAACCCATGCCTGTTGCGTCGATGAACGTGTGGTCAGGTTTGAAACTATCGATTTCTTCGGCAACCATCGCCGCCAGAGCCATCAGGTCTGGAATACGGTGGTACTTTAACGGGAATACCTTGCGGCCCTGAACCCTTGCAAATGCTGACTCATCCTCACCGTGTCGCGCTATATCGACGCCAAGCACCTTTGAAAACTTGTCATACCCTTCAACTGACCGAACTTTTGCTGCATGGCAGTCATCTTCTGATATGAATTGTGAATCACCACATTTTGGGAATTGGCCTAGAACACGAACCCGCACGAAGTCGTGATCTATGCCATAGTCTTCAATCCACGCGTTTATGAGCGCCAAGTTGGCTTTCTTGGCAGACCGGCTATCAACGCGCCGGGTTATCCATCGCTTGGAAAACCGCCCAAAGCAGTCGGCAAACCGGCCCTTTGCTTTGTTTGGGTTGCCAAACGCGAGCCACATGGCTCCCGGCGTGGTCATTGAACCATCGCCAGCCTCCCAAATAGCGTCATCGATGGCCGATGCCTCGTCAAAAACGAACAGTACATGCTTATCATGCGTTCCCTGAAACGCACCAACATTGTTCTTTGACCATGTTACAGCCTGCGCGTACCACGTTTCAGGGTAAAGAATGTAGGTGTACTTAGTAGCAGTCCAGTTGAAGTGATGTCCATTTATTGCAGACCTATTCCATTTTGCCAACTCGCGCCACGTCGTACCCAAAAGCTGGTCTTTCTTGCCTGACGTAACCTTTATCTCAGAAAAATCTCTGGTTGACGCAAACCAATGGATAAGCCATGCAATAAGACATGTCTTCCCGACACCGTTACCGGATGAAATGGCATACATGATCGGCATCATGGCATTTTCGCCATTAGTTTTTATCGCGTTCGATATTTCCTGCATTACCTCACGCTGCCAATCATCAGGCCCATCTTCGTCGGCTAGGTCGGTACCAGGAACGCCCCACGGATAGCAGAACAATACGAACCCGTATGGGTCATCGTAGAACTCGCCGCATGCGCGCACAAGGTCAAGGTCTTCTTTGCGGAAGACTTCGGCTATCTTGTTGCTATTCCGCTTTTTCGCGCTTTGCTGCACGTTCGCGCCCCTCGTACAGTGCTTTCAGGAAGTCATCGGCATCAAGTTTCAACGTCGTCTCATCCTTAATCATTCCCTGAAGCTTGGCAAGATCGCGGATAGCTGGATTCTTATCTACCCATTTTATCTCTACTTCAGTGCTCGAACCACCCTCGCCAAACTCGGTCTTTTTTGACTTATAACCAGTAACCATGCGCGCCACGTCTTTTGGCAGCTTATCGACTGGAATAGGCTCGCCATCCTTGAACAAGGTTTCCGGCTGGAAAAAAGCCATCCGCTCCAATTCAGCCCACACTCGCTCTGGTGTAACCATGACCTTGCGAACGATGGATTCCTGCTGCTCCCGTATAAGCGCCTGCACGATTGGGTGATCCAGCATCACCCGGCCCATGCGATGTGCCGATGACTTCGGGTAATCACACGCCATAGCCGCCTTGGTGATATTCCCATGCTCCATAATCTCGCCAGCAAACTTCGTCATGGTGGCGATTTGTTGGTTCGTGACAACCTTATGCGATCCGACGCTCAATGCGGCAGCCAGAATGTCCATGTCCTTGCCAGTCTCCGCATCCATCTGTAGTTGGCTTGGTGAGGGTACTAGCTCTCCGATGGATGGCGGCTTGCGCTTAGTTGCTTGCTTCACGGCTGGGGCTCGCCTATGGCTGTTGTGGTTGCGTTCGAGATGACTCCCTGCGTGGTAGTCACTCCAATGACTTTACTAGTTACAACGTTTACTCTTACCGCCGAATCCGGCCTCGGCTTGAGTTTCCTTCCCGGAACGAAGTGAACTCCTGCTGCTATCAGGGTATCAGACAAATCAGTTTGTGAGAAAGTACCTACGGTGAAAATGGAACCATTGGCTATCGCAGAGTCAATTGCGTCTGATTGCGCAAATGCGGCAGCAACAGAAACAACTCCGCCAGCCGACAGGATGTCCGCACCGTCCAGCATTACCAGTGTCGCTGTAATGGCACCAGCAACAGTCACAGTACCACCAGACGCCAACGTATCCAGCGCATCGGTGGACGATAGTGACCCAACGATGCCGATGCTGCCGCCTGATCCCAACGTATCCAACTGGTCTTGGATGTTGGAACCAGCACTAACAAGCACTACGCCTGATGCAGAAATGGTATCTGCGCTATCGGTCTGGGAAAACGTACCGCTGATTGTCCCGGCGATGGAGACAAGCCCAGACGCAGCCAGAGTATCCATAGCGTCGGTCTGAGCAAGCAGGGCATCTACCGAGATTGCCGCGCCTGCGCCAAGAGAGTCAGTCGCATCAGCCTGCGTCAACGCAGCCGCCACGCTTGTTGCCGCGCCAGAGATCAACGAATCCTGAGTATCGGTTCGTGATAGCGTGGAAACCACGTCGATATTGGCAGCAGATGATGCTTGGTCCTGCACGTCCACTTGCGATAACGAACTGACCACAGAAACAGCCGCAATGCCGGACAGTGCGTCAACGCCGTCTGAAAAGGACGATACGCCAGAGATTGACGCTGACACCGTTGAGGCAAGCGTATCAATGGCATCCGTCTGGCTGAGCGTCGCTACCGCGCCAGATACCGGGACAGAGCCTTGCCCAACAAGCGTATCCGCCGCGTCGGTCTGTGAGAGCACGCCAACGACAGATACTGAGGCATTGGCATTGCCTGCACCTCCCTGAACAACGATAGATACAAGGATTGCGCCCTGCGTTGGCGTTGCTGTCCACGTCGTCTGGTAAGTGCCTGCGGTGACGGTTCGCGTCGCCATTGCGCCCTGAATACCACCAGATACCACAGACAATGAGTCCTGTATCACCGTGAAACCATTGTTTGGGACAGCCGTGTGAGGGCCGTCACCATTGTCGCCCCACCAGTATTGCAAGATGACCGCTGGTCCGGTTGCAGTAACCGCAGCACTAGTCATCGTTCCGCCAGATGCGATCTGCGTAACCTGAATATCCTGAATGGACAGTCCATTCAGAATCTCTGCCACAAACATGGTTGCTTCTTCGTCCGGTCGGCCAGGTTCTTTCGTGGCCGAGAAGATATGCGATGTACCGCCAACGCCATTGGTTTTAGCGAACGCCTCAACTACGAACGACGGAAAGAGGGTATATGGCGTCGCTGCAAGGATGCGCGACAATGTGTTGCCTTTGTTATCGGTCGGATCACCGGCCCCGCCCAGGGTCGATTGAACCACCACAAATGCACTTCCGCTGACCTGCGTGTTCAGCGTTACCTGCTGAGGGTCTGTGCCGAGCGTCTGAAGGTCGATGTCCTTACCCGAGACTCCAATTGCTGGCGTGCTTGCCCCAACGACAGAATCAGTTGCATCGGACAGGTTGGCTGTTGCTGAGATACCTATGGATGCACCAGACGACACCGTATCCAGTGTGTCGGTTCTTGACAGAATCGACGAAATTGCAACTCCAACCGACGCTGAAACCGAGTCCCCCGCATCGGTCAATGACAGCGTTGCTGTCACTCCACCACCACCTCCGCCAGATACCCCCTGAAAACCCGGTTGAAATCCGGGTTGGAATACTCCATCCGGCGTTACCACGGTGCCGTCAGACGACAACGTATCCAACGCATCTGAAGTACTGAATGCCGCTGTGCTGGCTATCGAAGCAGTAGCGATAGTAGTATCTGAATCGTCGGTGATGTTCAGTGTTGCGGTTACGCCGCCACCAGCAGCAGCCTGTTTTATTGAAATGACCGGCCCGGAAAGGAATGAACCGGCTGGATTGTTATTTGAGAATGCTGTAACTATCGGCGTAATTGCACCGATCACGCGAGAAAATACAGCACTCGACCAGAACGTATTTCCGTCCTGTTCTTCTGACACCTTTGTCCATGTTGCGCTGGTATCCGAGTAGACTACAGTTCCGCCGTCGGAAGCTCCAACTATCGCGACAAGTAGTTCATCGGCTTGTGCGAAGTTGCCCGATGCCGGTACCGTTATCACCAAGTCGTGCGTTGTTACGTTATCCCTGCCCGTCGCGGCATCCACTCCGGGGGAACTCGCTCCCGTAATCTCCAACAGGTAGATCGTCGTGGCCTCACCAGAGGCGAATGTGACTGTCGCAGTATGGGATGCGCCGCCCGTGCCGTTTTCGGCGATCCAAAGTTCTCGCGCGCCTCCGGAACTGCCATAGGTCAACCCCACCTTGGAGAAGGTGTTGCCTTTGTTATCAGTTACCGTAAGCGGATTGCCTTGTGCTGCGCCATGGCTGATC